GTTGAGAACTCCTCTGTGTTGTGTACCCATCACTTATTGTACAATTTATTAGTATTACCTTCATATCTCACATGAACAGCACAGTCATCTACGACTTCCTTAATCGTAAACCTAGCTCATCCACCCTAATTGGGCAGCGAGTGAAGTTGATTTTATCTAACTAAAAACCAACAAAAATAAGTTACCCTGTCACCCCAAGTAGTGAATAATTTAACCAGAGTACGACCTCACAGATATTATCTTTCTACAAACAACTCCACTCTTGGTTGTGGATTCTAGTATGATCATAGCCAATGTATGAGCACCTATCTGTTTGCTTTAAGCAGGGTAATGTTTTATTTACTTAACTTAATCACTTTCTCAACATAACCTGGATCTTCAGCATAGTTAGCTTTAAGATACTGTATGTATTGAGCTTCAGTTTTTACATCCCCTAAGTATTTAGCTTGATAGAATGCATAATCTATTACTGATTCTCTCCAATTATTAAATAGCGCATGACTTCTATTTTCCCCCTTATTAGTAGTAGGTCTAGCTCTTGCTACCTTCATACCGAATAGGTTGTTATTTTCTCTAAAGATAGTAGATTTAAAATAACCTGACTCTAATTTAGCCTGAGCAAATACTATGTGAGGAAACTTAATGTTTAATTCCATTATGTATTCCTTAAGTAACTGTTCATTGAATACATTCTCTTGATTAATGATTAGCATCTTAGTTTCTTCAGTAACATATTTAATGTTACTAAGACTTTTGCTTTGGTTGAAATTAAATACTAAGCTTGTTATTACACATGAGATAAACACTATTGCTATTGCTTTAAGATAGAGTAAGTTTACCTTAACATATCTTAGTTCTCTCTTATTGAATTTATATAACATGTTGATTGTTTAAATTATAAATGGAAGAGCAATTAGTGTAACACTCTTCCAGTATACTGCCTAGTTACTTAGGTTATTCAGTGGGATAATCCGGTTCATCTTTTGGATCAAAATGATCTTGTAAGAACACTGCTGCATTAACGCAATCTCTATTTTTGAAGACTGACATGTTCATTATTTCATGTGCTCTTTCATTTGTTAATCCTTGGAATATTTGGCTATAACCTCTTCCAAAATGTAATATTACTGTGTACATGGTTGTTTTTAATTTAGCATTGGTGTTAAAGCTATCCTTATTGCCCTTATAGGTAATAGAGAAGAGAAAGAACATTACCCAATGAGTTTATTACTGTGTTATCTGTTTAGTGTTCTCCTGGTATCTTATTAGGTCTGTAGTTTGACTGTTATAATTATATAATACGATAAGATTCAGGATTTTGCAATTGATTACTTTTAAAGATTTAGGGGAGTGTTGATTATACACTAATAAATCAACCCATAACCGCTTATTATGTTGCTGATAATAAGCCAATTACTCCTAATGGTTAAATTAAAAGTATATTAGAAGTCTATTCCTGATACATATCCGCATCTAACTAGGAATGGTGCTTCTGTGGTAACTATGCAGCAATCTTTTTTCCATTCTACTATGAACTGGACCTTATTATTAAGTGCTTCAAGTCTGAATGTATAGTACTCGCGAGCAGTCATAGTGCAGTCTACGATGAAATTGTTCTTGTAGTCTTGTTTATTTTCTGACATTTTTTCTGGTTTATTAATTAGTTTATACGCTTACACTTCCTGATGATAGTAACTTACCAATTTTTGGGTTACTCAAACCAAGCCTACTAACACCTCCAGAGCCTACTAACACCTACCATAGGACTGTGATTATCAGGAGATTGAACCTGGGTTCAACCCTCGGAGAGTTCATAGGTTGCCCAGCCGGCAGGACGCAGTCCTTATAAGAGGCGACACCAAGCATACTAAAACCTATCAATCTGAGTGTGGGATACTAATTTCTAACACATTGATTTTCAGGGAGTGAGTCTACTTGCTCCACACGGTGGAGACACCAATCTGGGTGTGGTGTGAGTGTGGTGATAGTAACAAAAAGAATAAGAACCCACCACACCGAAGTGCAGTGGGAGTTATCTTATTTGTTTCTGAGTTCAGCAAGCATAGCCTTAGCAGTAGCTGTTCTGTCCTCCAAATCCAGGTTGCGAATAACTCGCACTTTAAGATTGGTGCTCTTAGCAATACGCATCATCTCGAGATTTTTCTTGGCTTTGTCAAGTTTCTCCATTGCAAGCATTTCTTCAATTGGTTGATAGAAAGACTTAGCGATTGTTCCTGAGTTGCTATGGTTCTCGGCTCTTTCCCCGCTGTTGTTGGGAACTAAGACTTTGCCTGTAGAGGACAATGCTTTCCAAGTATCAGCACCATGGTAGTGAAATGGAATCATATCCCCAACTGCAGTTGAACCCGCAGTAAAGCAATCAGATAATTGAATGTCTCCTGCAATGATTACCTTAGCATCTCCATGTTCAAAATGGAATGAGAAACCGTCTGTAAAGATAAGTTTCAAGTCCATAGTGTAAATGATTGTACCATTTAATGTGGTACGAGGTGTTAAACCATTTGCAGGCAAATCAATTTGAGTATCTGAAACAGGCTCAAGACTAATGCCGTATTGCTCTGCTAAAGATATAAGAGCATCAACGTCCATTTCAAGCATGGATGTCTTAGTTACCTTGTTTTTAGCAAAGATAGCTTTGTCTCTTGCAGTCCAAATAGTTTCAACTAATTCAGCCTGAGTAAATGTGGAAGTATTTTCCATAATAAAGTTTGAGTTTTATACCCTCCGGTTTTAAAAATAGATTTGAACACTTATCTGTTGGTAGTTCATTGCACCAATGCTTCAACATGCTCCGAAGAGTAATACAGCCCGTAAGGGAAAAAGCACCGAAGGGGTAAATTTACATTTGAGGATTGAGTCCTGATGTAAATTACATTTGAGGTGGTAGTGATAGTAAACTCCTATTGTCTACCTCACACACTTCTCAAACCGTGGGCCTAATGGTGAAAGAGTAGAGCCGAAGCCCTACCCTTAATGTTGTTGTCAGCATGTCTATGATACTTTCGCATCTGCTTGTTGTTGAACTTCTGCACTTTCTTGTAGTTACATCCCTTAGATGTACTACATGATGCCATTGCCATAACAGCAATGACAATTAGTATAGTATATAGGTAGAACATACCTACGCTTGCTTGTCTTTTCATAATCTTAATCTTTAGTAACAGTTATTGTAAATACAAAAGCAAATACTGCAGACACAATGGCTGCAAGTATTTGATTGTTTAATTGTGGTGCAGTAAATGTAATTACTACAAATACCACTGCTATAACAGCAGTTAATATTAACCAGGTTATCTTCTCCATTACTTCTTGAACAAAGGATACGATATGTTAATTAGTGAAGCAACAATGCTTAACACCACAAGGAAGAAGCTCAACACATGAGCCTCTGTTGACTCTGCTAATAGAAAGCATACAACACTTGTCCCACATAATAGGACAAGGAACAAACTAAATAAATTTTTCATAACAAATTTTTTAAGGGTTAATTACTAAATACTTCACATAATACTAATGGCATAATGATAGCTGGAATAGCAATCAAGCTTATAGCATAAGGTGATACATACATTAATAAGATTGGTATTAGCACTAACAATGCTGTAACCAACAAGGCAATAAATTTCTTCATACTATTTTTTTAAGGGTTAATAGACCGAAGGGCTAGATTTACATTAAGAGGCCTGTGTCATAACAAAACTATATAACATCATACATTCACTCCTGTTGTCTCTCTCTGTCTCTCTCTTCTCTAGGCTCTCCTCTCTCCTCCACACCCTTCCCCGCTCCTGGTGTGTGTGCTCTCCCCTGCACAAGACTCTCCTCCACAGAATTTTTCTTGGATCCTGATGTAATTTTTCAATTGACCTTAGTTTTTTGTAGGGGGTACACCACTCCAACTGTTTGACGGGGGGCTAAAGATATAGGGATGTTCCCTACACCTTCCTATGCTGGGGGGGTAGTTTACCCAAATTATAATTTGTATATTCTGTAGAAGTAATAATTTGTATATTTGTTTTCTAAAAATTAGAATATGGCAAGGGTAATAGGACAATCAGGGAAATTAGAGTCTTCTAAAGTTAGTAGACCGGGTGTACATGCAAAGACTAAGAGTAGTAAGTCTAAGAGCAGTAGAAACTATAAGAAGATCAATGTTGGACAAGGAAAGTAAATGATCTGCTGCTATATTAAATGCAGATTGAATGATGCATCCAGCATTCATTTATAAAGCCCTCGCATGTATCTTTGTGGGGGCTATTTTTGTTTGGTAAATATATTAATATAGGGGTTTTTTGTAGAATGAGTCATAGTGGGGATTACAGAAGATAGCCTGCACCCAAATAGGTGCAATTTTACTACAAAATGTATATAATATGCACCTTTATTGGTGCAATGTTAGAAATTATTGTATCTTTGTGTCATGATAAGACCAATTGTTAGAAAGGTTAAGCTAGAGAAAGGTGTTGTAGATGAATCTACTGGTGAGATATTGCCGGCATCTACAACAGTGAACATAGTTGATAAGGATTTGGTGTTGGTACATAGCGAAGAGTATGTTATTATTGATAGTTTGGCCTTGCAGTATATCTTACAGAACTTTAGTCCTGTAGATTATGGTAGGATTTTGAAGATGGCTGATATGACTAGCGGTGTTTATAATATTTTGTATCACAATAGAAAGATTCCTCATACAGATGCTAGTTTAATGGAGCAATTACAGTATACAAGGAATAAGTATGCTGATTTTATGAAGAGATTGTACCGTAAGAGTGTTATTAGTTATATTCATACGGTAAAGGATGGCAAGGAGTTTAAGTATATCATGCTTAATCCTAACTTAGCTAGAAAGAGAAAGACAATTGACAAGAATTGTTTGACATATTTTGATGAACTAGGAACTAAACGCGGATTATGATACAAGGATTACCAATAATAGCATTTGAGCAAGGGGATATTTTAATGACTCTTGACAACATGAATGATCAATGGCTTTTTAGAAATGGGGAGTTAGAAAAAATAACAAACTCCGAATCTGATTTTGAAATAAGAAATCCTTTATCAGATGAATTGTTTTTTAAAATGGCAAGATCAACTGGAGATGCGTTATCTATAAAATTGCATCAAGCATATGATGATGAATGGATAACAGAAATGGAGTATAATAAATTTTTAAAAATGTTAAATTCAAGAGATGATGAAACACGTCATCTAGTTAACATGCTTTTGAATAGACGCATAAATGAATTGAGATGAAAATATTTTATAAAGTTATACATGGATGCAAGGTTAGAATTTTTAGGTTTTATTTCTGTATTGGAATTGGAATGGATCAATTCACTCCAGTTTATCATAGATTTGTTTCAACAAAATTTCTTGGACTTGTCAAAAGCCAGCAAAGAAAAAGTGATCTTAAATCAGAAGGTACTCAGCCACAGAGTAAGAGTTTGGCCACAACAAATTATAACAAGCGCGCGCGTCACAAAAATTAAAAAGCTATGTGGATATTTGAAGGCAAAGAATTTACTGAAGAGATGATCCCAAATGAAGCTGTAGGTTTTGTTTATGAGATGTTGGCTATTATAGATGGTAAGTCTATTCGGTATATTGGTAAAAAGAATTTCTTTGCTGATGTAAAAACTAAGTTATCTAAGAAAGAGTTACCTGCAGATAAAAGATTAAAAGTGTATAAACGAATACGCAAGTACACATACCAAAACTACTACAGTAGCAATGAGGTATTAAAGAAAGCACATAAAGAACAGGTTACTATTCGCAGAGAGATATTACGCATCTGTTATAGTAAACAAACTTTGTCCTACTTTGAGTGCAAGTATCAGTTTGCATTAGGGGTTCTGGAAAATGAAGAATTTTTGAATGGGAATATACTAGGTAAATTTTATAAACTAAAATAAATGGAAAGAATGACATTGATTAAGATTGCTAAAAAGGGACCAATAAATTCTTGGTTTAACCAATTTATAAATATAAGGTTTATGAGTTATGTTGATGAATCTGGAAGTGAATTTAAATTACGATTTACTAATGGTGATGAACTTTGGATTGGTAAAGAGTTTGTAGAAGTGAAATTACATGAAAGTACGTCTTGGGTATCTGGTAGCAAATTTATTTATAATGATACTCCTAACCCTATTGTTGCAGAAGCAAAACCAACCAATGTATTACTTGAAAGCATGGAAGAGACTTTCAACAAATGTCTTTCTATAGCTAAAGCAAAAAACAATGATTACGGTGGATCTAGTAAAACACCATTTGCTAATTTTGAAAATTCTACTTTAGCAGGTGTGTCAGTTGAATGCGGTATCTTAGTACGCTTAATGGATAAGATGTCACGTATATCCACACTACTTGTTAGAGAAGCTAAGGTAAAAGATGAGAGCATAATAGATACAATTGAAGATGCTGTCAATTATTTAGCAATATTAAAAGCTTACATAAACCATAAAAAATGAGATACACAAAAAAACCAATAACGATTGAAGCAGTTTGTTTTAAAGATGCAACACTTGCAACCTTAGATATTATTTCTGAGTTCATGGATCAAGAACAAGAAATAGTTTTTGATGATAAAACTGCAGATCCTAAGATTAAGATTAATACTCTAGAGGGACCAATATTTGGATCTGTAGGAGATATGATTATCAAAGGAATCAATGGTGAGTTTTATCCATGCAAGCCAGATATTTTTGAAAAGTCTTATGACAAAGAAGGATTAAAAGATATGGGAGAAGTATCTGATGGCTACCATACATTTAATAAGTTATATGAATTTCGTAAAATGTATAATGCCGCAGCAATTAATGTTTGGGCAGAACAAAATAAATACGATGTACATAAATCAAAAAATCATTCAGATGGTATTCCTTGTTTTGGTGGAGGATGGTTTATTGTAATGGCAATTTTACCAAGTGGTCAAATTAGTAACCATTATAAAATGGAAGACTGGGATTTATTTCAATGTAAGGAAGAAGAAATAGTTAAGTTTCCGTATGATGGTCACACTGCAGAAGATGTGTTGAAAAGATTAGAAGAAGTATGTTTAATAACTAATAAATAAGATGGAAAAAAAATCAATGCACAACACTGATGCCAACGGTGCTAAAAAGAATGTCAAGGATATTGTATTTTGGGGAGATGGTGACACATTCAAACTTATTTCTAAAGCATCCTCGGAAGCAGAAGGTTGGATGAAGTCAACTAAAGCAATGCAAGCAGGAAATCATGTTGTAGTGCAAGTTACAACGCAACAAAGAAATACAGATGGATCTTATGTTATTGCAGAAGCATTAACAACAGTACCCAATGCTGTTATTTTTGAGTTATTTGAAGATGGTATTGTAATTAAAAGAAGTATTAAAGACAGATTAAATAATATAACAACCTTATGAAAAAGTATCAAGGAAAATTGGTAGTCTTGGACAGACCAGTTTATGAATCAAAAATTAAAGGATTAGAATTAAGTCCTGAAGCACAAGCTTCTATGGAAGCAGATCTTGTAAAGCACTACACAAGATTAAAAGTACATGCTGTTGGTGAGGATGTAACATTTTGTAAGGAGGGAGATGAGATCTTAATTACTCCGCGTCAATTGACTTACTGTGACATAGTTGACATAGATGGTAAGACAAAGTTTATTGCTCAAGAGTCGCATATTATAGGAATTTACTAAATAAACTAAAACCCTGTTAAAATATAGCAGGGTTTTTTTGTTTAATATAATTAAATTTCGTATATTAATATAATATCAAAATAAATTCGAGATGCAAAATAACTTAACAAACTTTTATAATCTCATTGTAAGTAAAAGAATTAAAAAAACTTTAGAAAACAATGATTTAATAGCTTTAGGAACAAGACAGTCTTCAGCAATAGGAGATTACAAGCCTACAGTAATAACAGTAGAAGATTTTATTAAGTCTTTACCTATACCTACAGGTGCAACCGTTGTTTCAGATGGTGTAACAATTACAGGTAATGGTACAGTAGTCTCTCCATTACAATCTCTTGTTGGTGGTTCAACAGATATTAATGTAATCTTTGTATCTCCAAATGGAAATGATGCAAATGCAGGAACTATTCAAAAACCAGTTGCTAGTTTATATGTTGCTAGAAATTTAGCAGCATCCGGAGATTTAGTATATGTATTACCTGGAACATGGAGCTTTGATAATACTGCAGCTAACGGTAGTCCTTACAATGGTGCTAATTTAGATTTGTATTTAAATTTATGGAAAAATGGTGTAAATTATTATTTCTCACCAGGTGCAAAGGTTGTACTTTATAATCAAACAGTTACAGGAAGCCCTATAAGTTTATTCAAACCAACTGGTGCAACTAATACAACTTGTAATGTATATGGAGCTTTAGAAATTACTTGTAGTTCTATTGGGCCGGATACATACAATGGACATGCAATGTTATTTGCTACAGACAATACTTATTTATATCAGTATACATGTGTACTTGAAGTACACTCAATGATTTCTAGATCAAGTCAAGTAATTGATCTTGCTAGAGATGTTGCTGACGTAAGTCACGTATTATCAACTTTATCTATTAAAGCTAATATAATTAGTTTAGGTTATGCAGGAGGACAAGCAGGTAATGGAGCTACAGTAGGTTTCGGTGAGGTCCCAAAAGTATTAGTTAAATTAGATGTAGATAAAATTACATCTAGTGCATTAGGACTTTATGTTAGAAATACTACAGATGTAATTGCTAATATAAACTATAGTAAATGTTACTATGGTGACATAGTAAGAGCCGCAACTAATAATAAAATAACTATCAATGTTAAACAATGTTATTATCAAGCTAATTGGAATGGAGCAGGAGGTACAGCCGTACTTTCAGTATACCAATCAACTGGTACATTAATAACATTAACTGGTAACTATTATGATGCTAATGGTGGTGACGGAGCATTATTTAATCATACTGGAGGAAGTGGTAATACACTATATATTAATGCTAACATAGTAGTTAGTTATACAGGAGCAAATAGCGGTAGAGGAATTTTAATAGATGGAGCAACAAATAAATCTTTCTTTAAAGGAAGTATACTATATAATGGAACTGCGGCAGTAACTTTTGTACCTTTTGTTACAAACTCCACTGGATACATTGAAGTAACGGCATCTCTTTCAGGAAACTTTAAAGGAAGCATTGCATATCCTACAGTAACTGGTGGTAAAATAGCATTCATAGGTTCTAGAATAGATTTCTCTAGTACAGTAGGTTCTCAAATATTAATTTCAGCTGCACCTATTACAGGAATAATTGTATTTGACAACTCAACTGTATTTGTAAATACAGTTGCTGATACTGTAGCTGGAGTAGGTAATTATTATATAATTAACTCTTCAATAAAGAATGTAGGATCAGGATTTGATATGTTTGTAAATACTACAGCAGGAGGATCTTTAACAGTATTAAATTCTACATTAGTTAATACAGATGTAACTAAGAAGACAGTTAACTATATTGGGACTGCTCCATTTACAACTGCAAACTCATCAACAAATACTGCAGCTACGGCTAACGTATTGAATGGAACTATTGTAACATTAGCAGCAATTAATATTGCATAATTATAAAAATATGGAAACAAAAATTACAGTATTATTTCCTGAATACGCAACTATTAGTGCAGGAAAAGAATTTATGAGTTCAAGTGAATCTCCAATTGGATTTATGTCAAAAACTAAATTCTATACAGCTACAGGTGTTGTTACAGATGTTACAGGTTTAAATACAGAGATAATGGATTCTGCACTTGTGCTAAAATTTTATTTTCCTGGAGATGAAACAACTGAAAGCGGAATACTTTATACAAATAATGGATTCTTAAAGTACAATAAAGAAATCTAAATGCCATGGATATTTTAAATTTTATTTCTTGGAAAAAAAACAAAAGAATATTTAAAAAAATAGATCCTTTAAAGACATTCTTAACTATAGGAGTAAGAGATCAAAAGCGCAATGATGATTATTTAGCATCTGCTATAAAGGTTCAAGATTTCATTGATCAAATAACTCCAGGCTTAGTAGGTCCACAAGGTGTTCAAGGTATTCCTGGTCCACAAGGTATTGCTGGAACAAATGGATTATATGCTCAAACTGCATTAGGAACAGTTATAGCAAATACTACTGTAGAGACTTCATTAGTAGGTGTAGGTGTAGGTACACTTTCAGTTCCTGCAAATGCATTTCAAATAGGAGATTCATTTACTATTAAATTATGTGGAAAGTTGTCTTGTGCAAACAACGAAACTATACACATTAAACTTAAGTCTAATGGAATTGTAATTGCAGATGCTGGAATATTTCAAATGAAGATTTCTACTAATAAGTATTTTGAATTAGTAGCAGATTTTACTATTACTAAACTTGGTGCTGCAGGAGTAGCGGAATTATTTGTTAATGGTCAATATTCCTACAATCAAAATGCTAATACTCAACTTGATGGTGTTAATTTTGCTTTAATATCTAATACGACATTTGATACTACTATAGCAAATGCGCTTACAATTACAGCACAATGGGGATTAGCAAATGCCTCTAACTCAATTCAATCACAAAACTTTGTCTTAACAAAAGTTTATTAAATAAAAAGATATGTCAATAGGAAATTTAAAATCAGAAGGTAATAAAGGAAATAATTTTCCTTGGCAAATAAAAGTATTACAAGGTTTAGATAAACTTCTTTCTACAATAAGTGGAACAGGAACTTATTTGACTCCAAAGGCTCGCGTTACTAATATTTTAAGAACAACTAGTAATGGAACTATTGCAGCTGGAAAGTACAGTGTTTCATTTGCAAATGTTGGTTCAGATGATTCTGTAGTAAAAGGTGTTATAATTAAGTCAGGAGAAACAATTAACTTTGATGCCGGTACATTAAACAATACACTTGATGCTATTGCTTATGATGCTACAGGAACAGAATTATTAATTATTTACATTTCTTAATATATTGTAATGAGTACATTCATTCAAATAAAATCAGCAGCAAGTGGTGGAGGAAGTAGCACATACTTCTTAAATCAAACTGTAACGCAAGGTGCATATAAGGAGTTTTCTTCCGTATCAACTGTTGCTACAGAACAAGTTGTTCCATTATCATTGGCAGGAGGTACTTCAGCTATAATTGCAGAATATTTGACTCCAACTGGATTTCCTGGGAGTACACAAATTATTGCTGGATTATGGCAATTCTTTTTGCATTTTAATGCTGCTACAATAAATCAAAATTGGATAATTAGACCTACTGTATATAAAGTAGACACTATTGGTAACGAAACATTAATACTTACTTTGGATCCAGTTATAGTGACTAATATGTCTACTACAACTACCATGTATGTTAGTGACGCTGTTATTCCTGCTACTACATTACTTACTACAGATAGAATACTTGTAAAGATAACAATGGAGAACACAACAGGTGTTTCCCAAACAGTTAACTTTAGAACAGAGGGTTCTCAGCATTACTCAGTTGCATCAACTACACTTAATCAAGTTATACCTTCTGGTGGAGGTTCAGGTGTTTTTGGAATTGCTAATGCGCTTGGTGTTTATACTTATTATACAACACTTACATTGGCAATGGCAGCAGCAGTAAGTGGACAAGTAATTGAGATGTTTGCAGATGTATTAGAAACTGGAGCAGTTAGTGTTACTCTAAAAAATGGAGTTAATATTAATGGTAATGGGCATACATATACTTTAAATACTGCAACGGCAACAAACTTACTAATTGATAATGGAGTTGCAGTTACTTGTAGTATTTTTGGGATTACATTTAAGTCATTAAATACAACTGGAACAACGTATGTTTTATACATTAATGGTGCATCTAAAATTAATGGAAATGGTTCTTCTAATTTTTATTCTGACACAAAGTATGGTATTGGAATTAATAATTCAAATGCAGATGTAAGCGGAATGTTTGGTTTTGGATTAAGAGGTGTAGAACTAAGTTCTGGATTATTGTCAAATTCATCTGGTGAAGCATTATTTTTAGGTGGCTCAATGGGTATTTTGGTAGGACCAGGAGCAAAAGCAATAAATTGTATTGGTAAAAGTTTATCTGGAGGTACTGCCGCAATATATAATGAGGGAATTTTATTAGATAGTACTGCATACGCAACTTCAACCATTGCAATACATGGTGGTGGAATTGTTTATAATTGTGTAGCATACTCAACTGGCTCAATTGCTATTGTTGGAGGAACTGTTACAAATTCAACTGGTTATTCATCTGCATCAACTGCAATAACTGGTGGAACAATTATAAGTTCAACTGGTTATTCAACTGCTGGTGCGGGGATACAAGTTTCATCTGGGACAATACAAAATTCAGCGGGTTATTCAACTTCAAGTAATGGAATACTTATGCAAGCGGCTGGTGGTGGCGCTGCATTTTGTTGGAATTCTTTTGCTTTTTCACAAGGAGCAGCCGCTATAAGTCAGACAAATAATAACACAACTTACGGAACTTCTCAAATATCTAATTGCACAATAATATGCTCTTGGGATAATGTTGGCGGTCATGCTATTAATGCATCCGGAACTACTAATATTGCAAATTGTACTATGCGAGTATTAAATGCTTCTGCTAAAGCAATTTATTCTGCATCGACATTAACACTTAAATATGCAAATAATACTTATGAAGGATCAACTGCTCCAATTAGTACAACAATAACTCAAGGGATAATTAATACATCAGATAATCAAGGTAATATATTAGTATAAAAATTATGGAAAACTTACAACAAATAGTAGTTCAAGAAACTACAGCTCCTTATGTAAGAGCACTGGTGCAATATGGAACATCATTCATGCCAGAAAAACAAGTAGAAGTTATTTACTCTGAATTATCTACAGAGGAAAAAGCAATTTATGATGCATTTGTAACAATGATTAAAACAAAGTAAGATGGCGGTTACAGCAGTTACAACCAGTATGTCTGGTGCAATAAATTACACACATGTTACTGATACATCTGCTGACTTTGCATCTGTTGCAAATAGTACATATTTCTATAACAAAGCAGACAAATTAGTAAGATTCAAAGATTCTACAGGGGCTGTTCTAGAGATTTTCTCTGCATCAGGAGGTACAATTAATAATGGTAGAATTTTATATGTAGCAACGACAGGAGTTGATGCTACAGGAGCTGTAGGTAATATGGCTAAACCATATTTAACTCTTGAGGCAGCGCAAACTGCAGCAGCATCTGGAGATGTAATTTATGTGTTTCCAGGAACTTATGTATTGACTACAGTTGCTAGTTCAGGTATTGCTAAAAATGGAGTTAGTTATTATTTTGAACCTAACTGTGTTGTGACAAAAGCAACGACAGGATCAATATTTAATACTACTGGATTTACTACAGGATTTAATGTTTATGGGTATGCAACATTTACTAAGACAGCAACTGCAGGTACTATCTTAACTACATCTGTTAATGCATTTGATGTTAGTTTTGAAGCTTTAGATGTAAGTTGTACAAATGATCATTGTTTTACATTATCATTAAATAGTAAAACAGGTAACTTTAAATTAAGAAATGCAACTAGTTCAGGCGGAATGGTATTTAATTTTATAGGAGTTTATACTAATAATGACACATATAACATTACAGCAAATAACTTAACTAGTACATCAAGTCATGCAATATATCAAAATCAAGGTGTTGCTAATTTGAACGTAAATGCCAATGTAGTTAAATCTACTGCTGCAGTAGCTGTTGCTAATATGTATTATAGTTACAATAACTTTAATATTAATAACTGTGTTGGTGTATCTTATGGTTACCAAACATCTACAAATTATGGTACAACTATTAATGGTACAACTAATGGTATTTATAATAGCAATGGACCTACATCTTTTAATGGAACAGCAACTAGACTATTGTGTTCAAACGGAACTTTTGATGGAGGATCTATTTCTTATCCAACAGTAACTGGAGGGCAAGCTACATTCACTTGGTTTGGATCCTATGATAATACATTAAGTGTAAGTGGCGGAGTTGCTTATGTAACGGCTACGCATAATAATAGTTATGCAGCACCAGTTAGTGTTACAGGAGGTAAATTGTATCTTACTGGAAATATTCTTGGTAGTCAAAGTTATGGTAATATGGTTGTTAATGGAGCAACTGCTGAATTAATATTTAATGGAACATTTATATATGCATCAACTTCTTATCAACCTTATTATTCAGCATTTGTATTAACTGCAGGTACTTTAAGATTAACTGGTCACATTGAGAATAAAATACCTAATAACTATCAAGCAACTTGTGTATTGCTTAATGGAGGAAATCTTATATTAGATAGAGTAACATTAATTACAGCAACACCATATTGTCCTCCAATTATAAATCCAACTTCTGCTAAAAACATAAGAATTTATGCAGGAGGTGTAAGTACAAATAGATCAGAAAATGGTGGACTTTTGGCAGCTAAACCTAAGGAATATAAGATGACTATAAATGCGCATTCTCAAGTATCTATTACTTTAAATGATGGATCAGGTGCAAATGAAGTATTTGCAGAAAATCAAACTGGAACTTATTATACTATAGCTCTTTTTGCTCAAAGAATGGCGCAGTTAATTAATGCATCTGCTACTTTAGATATAACTGCAACACAAGATAATCCTGGAGTAGATACTTATTTTTATATAGGTGCTGATACAAATGCTGCAGCATGCACAATAGCAGCATCAACCAACTTAACAAGTCTTTTATTAGTTGATAATTCATATTTATTAACTGATATTATAGGTGGAACAATAATTGAAAACCCAAATATTATATAAGATGACATTGCAAAACATTAACTTAAATTATAAAGATTCCATCTTTTCAGCTTTTGCTGATGATACAATCTATGATCTTACTGAAGCATCAGAAATGATTGTTTTTAAAGATTCTCTAGAACAAGATTATGAAGTTGTAATATCACAATTAATATCTCAAATTACATTTGATCAAAATTTATCTGAACCACGTTTGTTGCTAAAGATAGAAGATAACGCAATGTTAATTATTAATTTAAGTGATATTGAACTTAACTTCCCAGATACTTTTTTAGAATACAAAGCATTGGAAGTTATAGTTATCGAACAGATCAATAGCATCCCTCCTATTACTGAGGAAGAAATTATTAATATAGAAAACATTTAATCATGGCAGTAACTGTAGCAGCAATAAGAAATTCAAATGGTATAACTTATACTAGAATAACAGATACCAGCGCAGACTTTGCTTCAATTGCAAATTCAACTTATTTCTATAATAAGGCTGATGGTTTAATAAGATTTAAAGATTCTACTGGTGCGGTATTAGAAATATTTTCTGCAAGTGGTGGAGCATCTGGTATATTTGGTATTGCAAACACTTCTGGAGTATATACTTACTATGCTACATTAACATTGGCAATGGCTGCTGCTGTAAGTGGTAATACTATTGAGATGTTTACTGATGTTATAGAAACTGGAGCAGTAAAGATTACTTTAAAAGATGGAGTTAATATCAATGGTAACGGACATACTTATACTTTAAATAATACTGGAACAATTCAAGCATTTGAAACTCCAGCAAGTGTGAATACTTCTTGTAATGTAATTAATTTATTTGTAATAAGAAAAGGTAGCACTGGTACTGGATTAGGAGAGGGTTTAGTATTTTATTTTGGAGGTAGTTCAACTGGAACAATAAACTTTGCTGGATCTGTATTTACTAATTTAGGTGCGGGCGGTGCTGTTTACACAGCGGGTACAGTTGAGATAAATAATTTAATTTCGTATGCATCAAATGGCAGATCAACAATACTGATAGAGTCTAATGCAACATTTAATAATTGTATTGCTTATGCTACGGGTAGTGGTGGTGCTATTCAATGTCAAAATGGAGGAAAACTTCAAAATTGTATAGGAAATGCAAATACTGGAGTAGGTATTACTGGATTAGCTGGTTATCAAAATAATTGTATTGGTACATCAGTTAGTAATACTGGGTTTGCTGCTTATGTTTCAGCTACAAATTGTATAGGTAGGTCAGTATCTGGAGGTGGTTTTACTGGAGGTTATGTTAATAATTTTGTTAATTGTACTGGTATATCAGTAAGTGGAACTGGACTTGAACTTACATCAGGCGGTATGAATTGTACTGGAATTAGTTCTTCGGGTAATGGATGCAGAATCCAATATGCAACATACTATAATCAAACTTCAAAATCATCAAGTAATTATTCTATTTTTAACACAAATGGAACTACACAACTTTATGATTCAACTATAATTAATGATTGGAATAATGCTGCTGGATATGGATTAATTGGAAATGGTGCTGGTAATTTTCCATCAGTAATTAGTAATTGTACATTTGTTTTAGCAAATGCTTCCGCTGCATATTTATATAATAGTGGTGCTAATCCAGTTGCAATGAGAGGAAATACTTATAAAGGAGGAGCAGCATTTGCAACTAACATTACTCAAGGAATTACAAATACAGAAGACAATCAAGGAAATATTTACTTATAATAAATAAAATAAACAAAAATGGAATCAGTTACAAAGATTGACATCATGGGCTTAGAGATATATGCTTATGATGAATTAGCAAACAAGAAAGAAATTTATCCTTTGACACCAGAGTATGATTTTTTTATAACAGCATTTTCAGATACACAAGAGTTGTTGTCTGTTAATATCTACAACCCTATCCCAAGAATCATGAAGTTTTATGGAATTGAAAATAGTATTCCTAAAGAATTTACAGAATTGGATTATGTAGACATGACTGTAGAACAGAAAGCAGATTTTGATGCATTTGTAGAACTTATTAAATTAAAATAAAATGGCAGTAGTAGCAGTAATAGGCGCACCAGCAGGCGCAATAAATTATACATTTACCACAGATACAAGTGCTGATTGGGCCTCTGTTGCTAACTCAACTTATTTTTATGATAAGGCTGACAAACTTGTGCACTTTAAAAATGCTTCAGGTACAGTACTAGAGATATTTGCAGCTGGCGGAAGTGCTTCAGGTATATATGGTATATCAAACGGATCTGGAGTCTATACATATTACACAACACTTGCGTTAGCAATGACGGCTGCTACTAGTGGTCAAGTTATAGAAATGTTTGGAGATGTAGTAGAAACAGGTGCAGTTACTATTGCTTTAAAAGATGGAGTAAGTATAAATGGAAATGGGCACTCTTATAAATCAAGTTATGCAACAACTTCAATTTATATGTTTACTATTTCGGCTGGTGCTACATTTACTATCTCAAATATGAGAATAGAAAGAACTGCTGGAGTTGGTAGTGTTTTGTATCACTCAACAAGTGGTAGTTTATTTTTAAGTAATACCTTTATAGTTTCAAATTCTACAAGTGTAGTAATCTTTACTGATAATGCAGGAGTAATTGATGGAGGAACAATTTTAAATACATCAACAACTGGATCAGGTATATTCATCAATTATTATACTACATTACTAAATGTTAAGGCTATTGTATCTGGTAGTGGTTTTGGTGTATATACAGATAACTACCCTCAATATTTATATAATTGTTATGGACAAAGTAATTCTGGATCAGGACTTCGCACTACTACCGGAACAATGGTTAATTGTATTGGAGTATCTACAAGTGGAACTGGAATAACTCAAGGAGCAGCAGCAGCATCAACAAGAAATTGTCATGGATTATCTACTACAGGAACAGGAGCATATCTTGCGGGTTCATCTTATAATTGTAGTGGCACTTCTGTTAGTGGATTAGGAATTGATTGTTACGGAACACAATCCGTTAATTGTTCAGGAACAAGTTCATCTAATTACGGAATGTTAAATTTATATGGGCAAGTTTCAATTATAAATTTTGTAGCAACTTCAAGTAGTAGTCAAGCAGCACTTATAAATCTTGATTATGGGCAAGGTAAGGCAAGGATAGAAAATTGTTATTTTTGGTGTAAGTGGGATAATGCTGCTGGACATGCATTTTCATTAGGAGCATCAGTATTTCCAGAAGTAGTTAGTGGTACAACTTTAAGATGTACAAATGCTTCAGCAAACAATATTCAAACAGGTTCTACTGGTTCATTTAAAATATTTAAAAATATTTATATAGGTGGTGCTGGTAATAGTGCAAGTATTACTAACTCAATGGTCAATACAGAAGATACATTTGGAAATATCAAGGAATAATGAACATAGATATAAGACATATAATAACTTTAATCTTTGCTACTATAATTAGCATAGCATTATTATTCATAGTATCTGGTTGTCATGATGCTAAATTTCATTTAGATAAGTTCTATAAGAAAGGCGGAGTTATTACTTGTGATACTATCTATGTAAAGAAAACTGATACATTAACTATTAAGGGAGTTGACGGTAAAGACTCCCTTATATACATTACTACTACCGTACCATGTAATTGTCCAGAAGTTACTGTAAAGACAAGATGGTCTGTAAGATTTGATAATAAAAGATTCAAAGATTCTTTAAAGATAGTCTCAGGAATGTATTCTGACTCCTTAAAAGCTGCAATAAAGAATAATAAAATAGATTCTAAAGAAGAAGAAAAAACAAATAGAACCAAAATAAAAGAAGAAAACAGAAATTATCCTTGGTGGATGGTGTTTCTTTCAGTTATGGGTACTATCTTTATAGTTATTATTTTAACCAAAGTGTTGATACCAAAACCATTTAGATAATTAATTAATATGAAAACAAATATAACCCTAGTAATCTTGTCAATCTTCTCTGTTTTTGCTCCAATAGAGCTTTGTGTAATTATCTTAATGAGTATCATATTTTTAGATACAGCAGTTAAACTTGTTTCATTAAAAAAAATAGCTTGTGTAGAAAATAAAAAATATAGAGATGTATTTAAATCTAAAATGCTTAGAAGGGGCTATATCTTTAAAGCAGCCGGATACTACATTCTTGCAGGAGGTTTATTTCCATTAGACTATTATGCATTAACTCCTTTTACTTCTGGTATATTAACTGCTTTAGGATATACGTTTACTATTCCTACAACAGCTTTGTTTACTAATATGTTATTATGTATATTTGGCATAATGGAGTTGTCTAGTATCAATGAAAATTGGTTTGACATTAGTGGCAATAACATTTTTAAAAGTGTATTTAGCATTGTTAGAAAAATTAGATCTACAGTAAGTAAAGTATCAGATACTTGGAAAGATATTAAAAATTAACAAATGGAATTAATAGATAAGTATATTACATTTACTAAGAAATGGGAAGGTGGTCTTTCTAAAGATAAAGCTGACTCAGCATCTAAGAATCCTTGTCCTACGCCATTTAATGGTTTAGGCGGATACCATACTAACATTGGAATAACTTATGCAGTATGGAAAGAATTCTATGGTAAGGATAAAGATGCTAGATTCTTTAGCATGAATAATGAAGACTGGTTCAATGTATTCAAAACTCTTTACTGGAATACTGTAAGAGCAGATGAGTATAAGTCACAGAATGTTGCAATATTTGTGACAGGAATGGCATGGGGTTCAGGTAAGAAACAAGCTATTACATCACTACAACAAGCTATTATTAATTGTGGAGTGACTGTAGATAAGGACGGCATGCTTGGTAACAAGACTATTGCAGCTGCTAATAGCATTGCTCCACAAGTATTATTTGATGCTCTTACAAATGAAAGAGAAAGATTCTTTAGATATATTGGAAGACCTGGAACTAAGAATTCTAAATTTCTTAAAGGTTGGATGAATAGACTAGATGACTATAGAAAAACATTTAGACCAACAAAGTAATATGGCAAGGAATACATTAGCCGGTAAATCTACTGGCACAAGTAAGTCAGCTAAATATTTTGCTTCAAATCCAGAAGCTAGGAAAAAGAAAGATGCTTATAACAAAGAATATCATTCTTCTCCATCTAGAATTAAATATAGAGAAGAGTTAAACAAAGCAAACAGGAAATCCGGAACCTATGGTAATAAGGATGGAAAAGATAAGTCACATACTAAGAATGGAACTTTAGTAAGTGAAAAAGCATCTACTAATCGTGCTAGAAACGGTAAAGGTAATAATGCTAAAAGAAAATAATACCACTCATAAATTAGTAATTTATGCCTGACCTTCTATGATTACATAGAAGGTTTCTTTTTAAATATTTATTAGTTAAACATTTATTATTATATTTGTGTAATAAATAATAAATGTTATGTCAGAAAAAACCAACCCAAAAGAAATTCAATTTACTCCAGAAGAGTTAGTTAAGATGAGAGAAAACACAATCTCTTATTACAAGGATCAAGCGGAAGTATTAAGTGTACAGTGCATTGTAGAGGAACTGAAAGCTAGAATTAAAAAATCTCAGTATGAAACTTTAGAGAGTACATTAAAGTACATGCAATTAAATGAAGCTATTCAAGAAGAATCAGAAGAGACTGATAAAAAAGATTAGGTATGGCAAAAGCATTAGTTGTAAATAAGCAAATACCACTTTCTTTAATTGATGTTATAAAGTTTCAGATTAATATGCATTGTTTTATTAATAAGATTAGAGTTAGTCCAGCCCAATTAGATTGTTTATCTATGTTGGGATTATTTGGTGAGATAAACATGTCAGATTTTTGTAATGAAATTGTTTCAGAAGAAATATTTGGCAATGTTCAAACTACTCGTAACTTTATTACAAAGTGTGTAAAAGATAATTTAGTTACGCGCAGTGGTCTAGGAAATAAATTAGTTTCAATAAATAATGACTTAGAGTTGTTAACTGAAGGAACAATATTATTAAATTTAAAAGTGTATCATCTTGAGGCCAACAAAGAGTAAAGAATTAATTAAAAAAACTGCAGATGAATTAAATCTATCAGAAGAATTAATTAATGATGTAGTTGATTTTTATTATTCAGTTGTAAAAAATAAAATAGAGACTTTAAGTAGTCCTACAATATTTTTACATGGTCTAGGTACATTGCGGATAAGTAGAAGAAAGCTTCAGAATGATATTGCTAATCTTACAAAAATTTTGAATAGCAATTCACAAGAGGACTTTAAAAAAGTAATTAAATACAATTACTCTAAAGCTAACCTTGATTTAAAGATAAAAGCTTTAGAATTATGTAATGACTATTATAAAGAAATATATGAAAAGCGTTATAAAAATTTGGAAAAATAAAGGTCAGATTTTAGAAGGTATTAAGAATAATATTTTTAAATCTGAACATATTGAAGAAATTGCTACTGAGAGATATGCAATTTGTCAAGGTTGTAATTTATTAGATCTTGAAGGGAAAGAATGTTTAGTTCCTAATACACAACCTTGTTGTGGAAGTTGCGGTTGCAGCATGAAATTAAAGCTACGTGCTTTAAGTGCAGACTGTCCTGAGGGAAAATGGGATGCTGTTTTATCACATGAAGAATATTATTTATTACAAAAAAAATTGAGTGATGATAAAAAATAATGATGATTTATTTATAATAGATACAAATTCTACTAATGTAAGTAATCAAGGATTATTTGCTCAAATTACTGCTAGTAATAACATGATTTATGATCCATACAAAACAGTATCAATTTCTGCAGATGAAAAAGAATATTTAGAATATATTGCTCTTGCTGCAGACTTGTTAGCTGGTGAAGTAATTTCATCTAAGGACTTTTTTAAATTAAAACTTTTACTTAAAAGTAGAGATGAAGAAGTAAGAAATACAGGAATCATATTTTTAAACCAAAAGGCAAAACTATGAGTGTAAAATTTTATTCTGAAGAGCATAAGTATGTTAGTGTTGATGAATCAGAAAACATTGATTGGATAAGTGTTACTAGGCTAATACATTATTTTAAAGAACCTTTTGATACAATTAAAATGGCGGATGCCTGTTCAAAAGGAAAAAATCCTAAGTATAATAAAATGAAACCACAAGAAATTATTGACTTGTGGGATTCAGAAAATAAAAGAGCAATCAACTTAGGTTCTTGGTATCATGATCAAAGAGAAAAAGATGTTCTTGCATGCAATACTATTACAAGAAGAGGAAAGGAATTAATAATTGTTAATCCTTTAATGGATGGGTTAATTAAATTAGCACCAGTTCAACAACTTGTAGAGGGCATATATCCAGAACATTTTGTATATTTAAAGTCAGTAGGTGTGTGTGGCCAGGGTGATAGAGTTGAAGTTATTGATGACACTATTGATTTGTTTGATTACAAAACCAATAAAGAAATTAAAACTGAAAGTTTTGTGAATAGAGCAGGTAAAAGTAAAAAAATGCTTGGGCCACTTTGTCACTTAGATGATTGTAATTACAATGATTATATTTTGCAGTTAAGTACATACATGTACATAATGTTAAAACATAATTTTAATTTGAAGCCAGGTAAAATTCAATTAGATCATATTGAATTTGAGATTGATCATTTGGATAAGAATGGCTATCCGGTTGTTGCTACAGATGCCATGGGTGATCCACTAGTAAAAAAAGTAACCCCTTATGAATTACCATACATGAAAAAAGAAGTTATAGCAATGTTTAAATATGTTCAAGAACATAGAGAAAAAATATTAAGTCATGGCCATTAAACTATTTGATTCAGTTAATGGAAAAGTAATTCCAACTGAACACTGTCATACCATCCCATTTCTTAAAAGAATAATGGAAGAGTATCCAGATAACCATTTGCAAATTTATTCTTATTTGTTTTACATGACTTGTAGGAGTTCTGATAATCCATATTTTAATAGACCGCAAGAAGATGTACAAGATGAAATTTTAACTGATTTAGAAGTTAACTTTGATCCAGAGGACAGATTGATTAGAATGGCTATTGATAGATGCAAAGCAATGTATGAGACACCTACTACGCGTGCGTATAATGGTATTGCTAACATGCTAGAGAAACTAGCTTTTTATATGGAAACTCAAACTATTACAGATGGTAGAGATGGAAATATAACTGCTATTGTTAGTGCAGCAAAAAACTTTGATGCAATTAGAAAATCATTCAAAGGTGTATCAAAAGATTTGGAAGAAGAACAATCATCAAGAGCAAGAGGTGGACAAAAATTAAGTTACGATGATTAATGATAAGTTAGGAGATATTTACAAAGATATTCCTTTATGGGATAATGGTACTTGGACAACTCATAGTTTTGACACCCGTAAGGACATGTTTGAAACTTTAGAAAAAGATTACTTTAAAGAACCAGGCAAATATGAATTTGATGATATTGTTTTAGAATTTCAAAAGCAAGGATTAAAATTTAAAAAAGTTGGATATTTTTGTGATGCTTCTGAAAACACAAAAGACTTTATTACATATTGGGATGATCAAAAATTAAAATCTAGAAAGGGAGTATTATTCTGGAAGGGAGAAAAGAAATACTATTTGCCTAGAGATTATTATTTTTGGATTAACTTCTTACCTATTAATGATAAAGTAAAGAAGACTACAGACTTTCCTGATATACATGATGCACAATACCACATGTCATTATATGAAATGCTGGGAGAGTTGAATTATGAACATGGTGTAATATTAAAAAAGCGTCAGTTTGGATCATCCTTCTTTCATGCTGCTAAACTTGTAAATGTTTTATGGTTTGAATATGGACCAGTATTAAAGATTGGTTCATCACTTAGTGCTTATGTTACTGGAGTGAATGGTACATGGAAAATGATCAATGAATACAAAAACTTTCTAAATCAAAATACTGCATGGTATAGACCAATGAATCCAAGTGGTGTTGGTGAATGGCAACAGAAAATTGAGTATGTTGAGAACGGCAGAAAAACTGAAAGAGGTAGAAAAGGTGTATTACAAGCATTATCTTTTGAACAGTCTGATACTGCCGGTGTAGGGGGTTTATGTACTTTGTTCTTTTATGAAGAGGCAGGGATTGCAAAATCAATGCATAAAACATTTGAGTTTATGTTGCCTGCACTACAAGCAGGTGAAATTACAACAGGTTACTTTATAGCTTCAGGAACAGTAGGAGATCTTAAACAATGTGAACCTTTGCGTAAATACATGTACAAAGCAAAGGGAAATGGATTTTACCAAGTTCCTAATAAATGGTCTGACTCTAAAGGAACTGTATTAAATACAGGTTTATTTATTCCTGAGCAATGGTCAATGCCTCCATATATTGATGCTCATGGTAATTCACTTGTAGATGAAGCATTAGAAGCACTAACAGAATTAAAAAAACAATGGAAGAAAGATTTAGATCCTGAAACATATCAAATTCGTTGTTCACAAAGACCTACTAACATGGAAGAAGCATTTGCCTTTAGAGGTGAAAGTTTATTTCCATTAGAGTTAGTTAAGTCACACAAGCGCGATATTGAAGAAGGAAACTATCCTTATAGTTGTTATAACTTAGCTTATGATAACACCGGTGCAATAATTGCTACACCAACAACCAAGAAACCAATTCTAATCTTTCCTACAGAAAAAACAGCTGAAGATAAGTCAGGTGCAATACAGATATGGGAAGAGCCAGATGATGAGAAAGATTTTTGTACTACATACTATGCATCTGTCGATCCAGTTTCAGAGGGTAAAACTGTAACTTCAGATTCATTATGTTCTATACATGTTTACAAAAATCCTGTGCAAGTTCAAAGAGTGCGTGATAATGGAGATGTAGAAACTTATATTGAAGGAGATAAAGTTGTAGCAGCATGGTGTGGTAGATTTGATGATATTAATAAAACACATGAACGACTTGAGTTAATCATTGAATGGTATCAAGCATGGACTGTTGTGGAGAATAACGTGCCTTTGTTTATACAATACATGCAGTTTAAACGCAAGCAAAAGTATTTAGTGCCATCTTCTCAAATTGTATTTTCAAAAGAAGTACAGATGTCCAAAACACAATTTCAACAATATGGTTGGAGGAATGTTTCTACAATCTTTAAAACAGTTATGCTTAGTTATCTAATTGAGTACTTGAGAGAGGAATTGGATGAAGAGACAGATGATGAGGGTAAAGTCTATAAAAAACATTATGGTATATCAAGAATACCTGATTACATGTGTATGATTGAGATGGAACATTATCAACCTGGTGTCAATGTGGATAGATTAATTTCTCTTGGGGCATTAATTACTTTTGTAAGAATACAAGAAGCAAGTAGAGGATTAAAGAAAAGAGTTGAATATGATAACGAAGAACATTTGGATAAGTCAGAAAATTTGTATAAATTAAGTAAGAGTATGTTTAGGCACATGGGATCAAATGATAGTTCTTCAGGTATGAAGAAAACTAGAAATCCTTTTAAAAATTTAAGATAATAATAAAACAAAGATATGGAAGTTTTAAATGCAATGGATTTTAAGAAAGGTAAAAAAACCAAAAAGAATAGATTTGGTGTTTTTACTCAACCAATCCAATTTATCCCAGCTGATGAAAAAGATGATGAGTGGTCTAAGCATAACCTTGATTGGTTAGAGTGGCAAGGCATAAAGCAAATCATGTCAAAGGCAAGACGGATAATGAAAAATTATAAACTTGCAAAAGGAACTATTGATAAAACAGATTACATTCCTACTGTTGAAAATGAAATGATGGAAATGGTTGATGTTTTAACAGAAGGCCAAAACGAAGCATTGGAGTTAAAGTTCTATCCAATAATTCCAAACATTATTAATACCATGGTTTCTGAGTTTGCTAAAAGAAATACCAAGATTGACTATAGAGCAATTGATGAGTATTCTTATAATGAAATCATGGAAAAGAAAACTGAAGATATTAGTAAGGTTCTTTTAGAATATGCACAACAAAAGTTAGTTGCTAAGATGGTTGAAATGGGAATGGATCCTAATTCAGAAGAAGCACAGCAACAACTTGATCCTGAAGCATTAAAGAAACTACCTGAGATTGAAGAATTTTATTCTAAAAAATATCAAACTCTGGCAGAGAAATGGGCAGTTAAACAACATGCAATTGATGTCAATAGATTTCGCATGGATGAAATGGAAGAACTTGCTTTTAGAGATTCCCTTATAACTGATAGCGAGTTTTGGCATTTCAAAATGTTAGAAGATGATTATAATATTGATTTGTTAAATCCAGCTTTAACTTTTTATCATAAGTCACCAAATGTACACTATATCTCACAAGGCAATTGGGCCGGTTGGGTTGACATGTTAACTATATCTGATGTAGTTGATAAGTATGGTTACTTAATGACAGCAGAGCAATTAGAATCACTTGAACTTTTGCATCCTGCAAGATCAGCAAGATACATGGTAGATGGTATTCCTAATGATGGTTCATTATACAATACAGATGAAAGTTTAGATTCTAACAGAAGAACTGGTGTTGATATGAAACGACACTTATCTTTTGTTGAAAATGCTCATGATCCACATGATGTTGTTTCATACATTGTTGGACAAAGTGAACATGCTGGTAACTTACATACAGTTGAGTTATTGAGAGTATCAACATCTTATTGGAAGACACAAAGACGTGTTGGACAGTTAACTAAGATAGATGAGAATGGTGCAGTAATAACAGAAATAATTGATGAAAATTATGTTGTTACTACAAAACCGGTTTACAATAAAGTATTTGAGAAAAAAGAAACCGGTGACAACTTAATATTTGGTGACCATATAGATTGGTTTTGGATTAATCAAACATGGGGTGGTGTCAAGATTGGAAACAATAGAACAATCTTTAATACAGAAACAGATTCAGATTTTGATCCAATTTATCTTGGTATTGATAGAAAGAAACCGGGAGCATTAAAGTTTCAATTTAGAGGAGACAAAACAATGTATGGTGCTAAATTGCCAATTGAAGGAAAAGTCTTTTCAGATAGAAACACAAAGTCAACTTCTTTGGTAGATTTAATGAAGCCGGCTCAAATTGGATACAATATTTGTAACAATCAAATTGCAGATATATTAGTGGATGAACTAGGTTCTGTAATTGTACTTGACCAGAATGCAATTCCAAAACACTCAATGGGTGAAGACTGGGGTAAGAATAATCTTTCTAAAGCATATATGGCAATGAAAGATTTTAGTATGTTGCCATTAGATCCTTCTATAGCTAACACAGAAAGTGCAACTAATTTCCAACATTATCAAGTATTAAACTTAGAGCAATCAAGTAGATTAATGTCAAGAATACAGTTAGCTAACTACTTTAAGCAACAATGTATGGAAGTTGTAGGATTAAATCCTCAACGTATGGGACAACAACTTGGCCAGACAAATACAGCAACTGGAGTAGAACAAGCAGTAAGTGGTTCTTATGCTCAAACAGAAACATACTTTATTCAGCACAGTGATCATTTAATGCCTCGTGTGCATGCAATGAGAACTGACTTAGCACAATACTACCATTCAAATAAATCATCTGTTAGATTGCAAGGAATGATCTCTGCTGATGAAAGAACTAACTTTGAGATTAATGGTACAGACTTGTTATTAGTTGACTTAAATGTATTCTGCCAAACCAATGCTAACAATAGAAGTTTGCTTGACCAATTGAAGCAAGTCTTTATGAATAATAATACTACGGGTGCTTCAGTATATGATTTAGGAAAACTTATGCAATCAGATTCTTTAGGAACAATCAATGTTGCATTAAAAGCAATAGAAGATAAAGCTGAAGAAAAAAGAAATCAAGACATGCAAGCTGCACAACAAGCGCAGGAAGCTGAGATTCAAGCTAAGAAAGCTGAAAAGCAAATGGAAATGGATCATGAGTCTAGAGAAAAAGAGAAAGACCGTAGATCAAGATTACTTGAAGCAGAAATTAAAGCTGCCGGTTATGGTGCTCAACAAGATATTAACCAGAACATGCAGTCAGACTTTACTGATACTTTAAAAGAAGTTAAGCAATCTGAGCAATATCTTGATACTATGAACTTTAATCGTGAGAAGGAAACAAATAAAGCAGATCTTGGTCAACAGAAATTAGATCTTGAAAGAGAAAAACTATTAGTTGATTCTCAAAATAAGCAAACTGAATTTGCAATAGCAAGAGAAAACAAAAATAGATTTGATCAGAAAAAACCTAATAAGTAAATAATTTATATGTTATAACTATATTATGCAAAAAATAAAATTGTTAATCAAAAATAGTTAAACAAATATTATTTACATTTCAATAAATTTGCTTATATTATTTATAGTCAGTACCAAAAACCAAAAAAAATGACAGATGAAGAAAAAGCAGCAGCTGCTGCAACAGCTTCCACTACAGCGGTAGAGGAAGTAGATTTTGATAACTTAGATGATCTATTAGGTATTCCATCGGCAAGTTCAATTATAGCTCCGACAGAATCTAAACCATCTGTATTAAAATCTGATAAAGTTGACATATCGTTCCTAGATGAAATTGGTGATGATGATTTGGATGCAGTTAAAGATATTGAAGTTGCAAAAGCAGTAGCTTCAGCTTTAGCAGATGCACCATTGAATGATAATGAAGAAGAAGAAGATTCTGAACAACCAAATAAAGGTGGTCGCCCAAGATTGACAAAGGATGCAATGATTGAAGCAGCTACACGCTTAATTGATAAAGGTGTACTGCAGCCATTTAATGATGGCAAGCCATTGACAGATTATACTGTTGATGACTTTGAAGAGTTAATTCAAGCAAACATTGATTCACAAACAAATGAGGTAGCACAGAATGCACCGGTACAATTGTTTCAACAGTTGCCTGAAGAAGTTCAAGCTGTTATTCATTATGCATTAAATGGTGGACAAGACATTAAATCTGTATTTAGTCAGCTTGCTAAAGCTCAAGAGACATTTGATTTAGATGTTAAGAATGAGGAAGACCAGGAAGTTATTGCTAGACAATATTTAAATGTAACCAACTTTGGTTCAGCTGAAGATATTGAAGATGAGATTTCTGTTTTAAAAGACCGAGGAGACTTAGAGAAATATGCTGAAAGGTATAAACCTAAGTTGGATGCTAAACAAGCAGAAGTGATTGAAAAAAGATTGAAAGATCAACAGTCAGCACAGACTCGTAAAAATGAAATGGAAAAGAAGTATCATGATGTTGTTTACAACACTCTAAATGCAAATAACCTAAATGGTATTCCAATTAATAACAAAGTGCAAACAATGTTATACTATGGTTTAACAGATGCTACTAAGTACCAAGATTCAAAAGGTAATCCTACAAATGCATTAGGTTACTTACTTGAAGAGCATCAGTTTGGCGAAAAAGCAAATCCTTCATTGGTTGCAGAAGCATTGTGGTTATTAGCTGATCCAGTTAATTATAGAAATTCTGTAAAACAACTTGGTGCTAATGTTGCTAATTCAAATACTGTTCGTCAATTAAGAACAGAAGAAGCTTCAAGAAATTCATCATCAACAGGCATTGGGGAACAAAATTCAAGTGCTGGAAGAGTAACTAGTAAAAGAGAACCTCTTAAAAGACAAGGGAAATCTTTATTCTCCAGATAAAAGTGTAAATAAATAAATAAATAAATAAAAACAAATGAGTACTCCAGTTTTAAATAATGGTATGTTCCTTCGGGACAATCATTACACAGCAAGCTCTCACGTGGATTCTTACCACTTGATGAATTTGATGAAAGACGCACAGCCGGATGATTTGGGACCAATTGAATTGTGGGCACAAGTTAAGAAAGTTGAGATGCCTTTATATCAGATGTCTTCTTTTAATGGAAAGAATGTAATTGAGGTTAACCACCCAAGAGGTGAATACAAGTGGTCAACACCTGTATCTGAAGAACTTCCTTTTATTATGGAAGATCTTGATCCACAAAATACATCTAAAGGTATTGATGGAACTCCGTTCAAAATCAAAATGAACAAGCGTGTATTTGGTCATGGTGATATTATCACTTATGATAAGTTCAACGGTAAAGAACTTTACATTACAGATGAAGACATCCTTGACATGGGTGATGGATTTATCTATACTGTTCAAATGCCAAACAATGATTCTACAGGAACATTTGATAACCGTTTCTTGGCAAACAACACTTACTTCTTTAGAGTAGGTTCTGCGCGTGGTGAATATGGTGAAAGATATTCTGATCTTTCTATGACTCACACAAGTCGTGAATTCTATAACTATGTAGGTAATGCTGATGCTCACGTTCACTATACTATCTCTTCTAAAGTGAAGTTGATGGAAAAAGGTGGAATGCAAGCTGATGGTTCTATTCCAGTTACTGAAATTTGGAAAAACTTTGATACATCAATGGATCCATCTATCAATACTTTAGAAGGAATGGTTGCTGCTAAAGGTCAAGGTTATGTAAAGAAGGCAATGGACAATGGAAACTTGGTTCGTTCTTTCATTACTAAATTAGAAGCTGCTCACTTGTCTAAAATTGCTTATGATATTGAAACATACCTTATGTGGGGTAAAGGTGGACGTATCAAGCAAGATGGTCCAGATGATTTACGTTTATCTGTAGGTTTGTGGAAACAATTAGACTTGTCTTACAAGCATGTATACAACAAATCTGATTTCCGTCTTGACATCTTCCGTTCAGAGATTTTCAATTTCTTCAATGGTAAAGTTGATTTCCAAGGTCCAGATCCTAAGCGTGAACTTATTGTTCAAACAGGTATGGGTGGAATGAGAATGATCAATGAGGCAATTAATCGTGAAGCTGTTGCATCTGGTTTGATCTTGAATGCAAAAGAATTGGATGCTGTTAAAGGTTCAGGAATGGACTTGTCTTATGGTTTCTCTTTCACAAGTTATACAATTCCTTTCTTGGCAAATGTTAAGTTTGTTTTGAATCCTGCATTTGATAACTTGCAAAACAATGAGATTGAAAACCCAATCATTGATGGTTTCCGTATTTCTTCTTACTCATTTATCATCTTTGATATTACTGAGAATGGACAAGACAACATTAAATTGTTGAAATGTTCTTGGAACAAAGACTTAGTATGGCGATATGTAAATGGTTCTATGGATTACATGGGAAGAACTCAAGGGTTTGCTTCTTCAGGTAACTTCAATGGATACCAAATCTACATGACGCAAGCTATGCCTGCAATCAAAGTAGAAGATCCTACTAAAGTATTGAAAATTGTTATGAGAAACCCAATCACTGGTGGATCATTATAATTTTTAAAATAAATTAAGAGAGAGGGACATCAGTGTCCTTCTCTCTTTTAAAATTAAATACCATGGCAGAAATTAAAGTAAGTGTATCAAGTCCAGATCCAGTATTGAAAAGATCAACATATGCTGAAGCAGCTTTGGCGCGTATTGCTCATGTAAATGAAGCAGTTCGTTTAATTAAAGCAGATGTTGAAGCAGTTGGGGTTTTACCAGCACAATCAGCATTAGTTGCTACAACAGTTGTTCCATTGAGAACAGAAGTTGAGGCAAGATTACTTAAGATTGAAGCAAAATTAAATGCTTTGATATTAGCATTATCCTAGAAAGGTAGAGGGCAGCTTTAGAAATGAAGCTGCTTTTTATTATATTTGTCAGTCATAAAAATAAACCAACCAAAAATGAGTACAAAATTAGAAAACATCGGTAAAGTAAGTATTAAAACTTTTACTGATCCAAATCAAGAGAACATGGGCTTGGAAAAATACAATTATGTTGTATTTCCAAATACCTTTCAAGTAGAAACCCTTGCAGCTATAGAACAAAATGGCAAATCAAGGTATCTAACTGGTCTTAATGAGTTTGCTCCTGAAGTAAAACAAATACAAGATCCAGAAAAAAAGAGTGCTGTTATTAAAGATATTCGTGAAACAATTTGCATGCTTGAAAGAGAAAGAGCATTCAATCATTTAGATCCTGAAGATAAAGATTTCTGGTCTAAAGTAGAAATGTTTAAACCAGATAATTCTGAAATTTGGGGAAAAGTATTTTTAAAATTAAGCAATGATGATCAGGTATTAGATCCTAAAGAAAATTTAGATCACTTGATTATTGTTAAGGCAATTGAAAATGGTGGGTTCTCATTAGTAGCATCAAGTTATGAAGAGGCAAAGCGTACAAAACAAAAGTGGTATTTAGATAGACAAATCAATTCTATTGCTACTAAGACAAACATAAGCAAACTTAGAAATAAAGCATTAGCTCTTTTACAGGATTTATCAGAAGAAGATCCAAGAAAGTTATTCTATATTGCAAAGAATATTGACGCTAATAGCTCTCAATATACAAATAAAACATTACAAGATGTTATCTATGACAACATGGATAAATACATTAATGGTTTAGGTTATGATAATGATAAGAAGCGTTGTGCTAAATCATTTATAGATTACACTGAGATGTCAAATGAAGATTTAAAAATTAAGTCAATCATTAAAGATGCTAGTTTCTATAAATACATTATTGTTAAACCAGATGGTATGTTGCATGAAGCATCGCAGAATGTAATGTTAGGAAGAAATGTTTCAGATATTTTAGAGTTTCTAAAGAATCCTACTAATGAAGATATGTTGGATTTATTAATGGCTAAAGTGGAAACTTTATGGAGTAAGTAACTTTTAAAAA